TATGCAAGTGGCACTTTCATTGATTGTATTATATTTCCAGAATTATTCTTACGAACAATCTGTATATTATTAAACATAGTTCCAAACGCAACAATTACGTTTCTAACTGTTTCGTGATAAAATTGTTGTCCAAGCATAATATATCTCCTTATCCTAGATTACCAGCATCACCGAATGGATTAGTTTCAGAGAAATCTAAGACAGTATCATCTAGTTCATCAAACAATTCATTCTGATTTGTTGTGTCCGTACTTTGGTCACCTACTATATAGTCTTCTTGTAAAAGGTATTCTGCGTTACCAGTATCAGCTGCATTTTCAAGAAGAACAGAACCGACTTCGTTTTCAAGTGAAAACTGAAACAATAATGAATCTAAACTGTCGCCTTCAATCGCATCAATAGTTGTAATACCAGTATCAATAACTTCTGAACTATACTCAAACTGTTTACATCTTAATTTATATACTGGGTTATTATCCAGTTGATAAAATGGTTCATCATGGTCTACAAAACTTATTTCAAACATCTTTGCAAATATTGGGTGATAAACTAAATCACCTTCTTGTGGTCTGTCTGCATCTGTAGAAGCAATATCTTGTAAAACATAAAAGTTATTATCTCCTTGTACACTTGTAAGTGTAGATGAGTTTTCAGATTGGTCTATACTTCCAGCTTCTAAAAGAAAACTACCACCAGTTGTATCTGTTCCACTCTCAATAACAAACTGACTATCCATTTCTTGAAATCGTTCTTTGGAAACTACAAACGTAATCTCATTACGATTCTCTAAACCAAAAGTTGTTATGATTTCTTTATCTCCACCAAAACCCTCTGAGTCTTCTACATACATTTCTATTGGTGTTTGTTTTGTATACTTGGAAAGACTGTCTTCTCCAAGAACATTATCTAAAGCAACTGTATCACGATTGACATAATAAACATCATGTCCATAAATCTGTATAGCTTCTTTGATTAAGTTTTGATATAGACTTCTCTCCGTTGCAAGAGAGTGTAAGTTACTTGTGTGAAATGCAGTATTAACAGCCATGGCATTAACCCATGCCAAACATCATAGGTGGAGAATTAGTTATTGATATTAATTCCTCTAATTTTTCGATTTCCTCTTGTGCTTGTGAGTAGATAGTTTCACCATTCATGGTTACACCACCTAACATTGCAACACCATTAAACTTAGAAAGGTTTGCACCCCATTGTCTTTTTATCAAAGCCGTTGCATATCTTTTTAAATGTATGTCATCAAAAATGTCAGAATAAGATGCTGGGTCTATTTTACGATAACACTCTATAATTAAAAACTCTCCAGCAGATATATCGTTTGACCAATCCATATCAATGTATAAACGATTTTGATGTTGATTAAATCTTAAAGGTTTTTCTCCAACAAGAATGTGAGAAAGAAAATCTAAATGTTGCATAGTCATTTGATAATGTATAATTGATGTCGAACTAAAGTCATACAAATCATTTAGTCTAAGTTGATAACGAATATCAAACATATTGTTTGTTGCATTGTCATCAAAAGGAAATATGTTTACTACAGAAACAATAGAAGACGGCATAGGAATAAAACCATTACCCTCACCAAAAGATGCAGTAATAGAACTGTCTATAGAATCTGTTGCAGTTGTTGTGGTGTTTGTTGCAGCTCTTGTAAGGTCATCAGCAGTTATCTGATATTTCAGAAACATTCTCTCAATACCATCATAGTGATACTGTGCAAAAAACTGTAATGCTTCGTCAAGTCTATCGTCAATTTGATCGTCAGATACGTTTATGTCTATAACACCAAAACCTAAAGACCTTAGACAATAAGTTTTGAGTGTTGCTTTTGTACTTGGTACTGCCATTTGTTTTCCTTAACTTGGTTTTGGGTATTTATCTTTAACAGCTTTAATAGTCTTCTTCCACTCATCTACACCATTGTGATATATGTCATCTAGTTGGTCTGCCATTGACGGATATTCATTAGCTCTGTTTCTTTGATAAGCATTGTTTTCATAAGCAGTTTGTAATTCTTTTTGTTTTGCAAGTATATCTGCTTCAGCTATGGGTGTTGTATCTTCTAACCAAACAACAGTACTTGCATCTTCAGCAAATACAGTAAACTTTGCATTAGAATTTATTGCTAATATTGATTGTGCTATATCTGTCATACTGCAATCTCCATTAAAGTAAGTAGTGTTGGTGTCGCAACATTAGTATTATCAGGTCTTCCACCCATAACAGCAGTACCATTGTAAGCTGCTAATTGTATTTTATATGTTGTTGCAGATGTTGTTGATGGAGAATCTAAAAAAGAGCCTGATATTCCACTAAAAGAATAGGTAGTAGTATCTTGGAGCATAGACATAAATGAATTGTAGTTAGAAGTTCCTCCTCCAGTACCACTTCCAATTTGTGTGCTTCCTCTAAATAGTCTAATCAAACACAGATTACTTGCATTTGCATTACTCAAAGTGCCAGTTAATTGTATTAAAATCTTTGAAGAAGAACTTCTAGGAGTAATAGTAGCTGTAACACCTACATCTCCATAAGTTGAACTATTATGTGTAACTCTTGTTGTTCTACCACCTTGAACTACTTGCAACACACTTCCTGCTACACCACTTAACACACTTGGATCACCAGTTGCATCTTCAAATAATATTTCATCACCAACATCAGTACTAGCTGCAGAAGCGTCTAAAACCATTTTACTATTTTCATCTGCTCTTAAAATTAAAACTACATTATCAGCAATTGAAACAGCTTCACTTACTGTGAATGATGTTTGAGATGCAACAGCAGTAATCGTTAATGTGTCATCAACTGAAATAGCACTTTCACTAGAAGCATCTGTAATAGAACGAACAGTAGTGTCTGAAACATTAACAACCATTCCAACTGCAATCGTACCAGATACACCATCTACAGCAACTGTAGTTGAACCACTTACAGCACCATTGACAGTAACAGTTGCAACTGAAGAACCATCTAAAGTTAATTTATCAAAAGTTACTATACCAGTTGTTGCACCAGTTGCTGTAAGGGCGCCTGTAGTTACATCACCAAAAGTAAATCCAGTTCCATCATCATCAATCTTTGCAGCTGTAACAGCATCATCTGCAAGACCAGCAGTTCCTATTGTACTTAGTGCCATTCATCTCTCTCCTCAAACTATTATATCTCTATTTATAAGAACTATTTATTCATAATTATAAGCAAGACTAATTCTTATATTGTCACTTTCTTCTTTCTCCACACAATGTTCTAAAAATCCTCTGAATATTAATAACTTTCCTCTCTCTGGATAATAAGTTGCTCTACCACTAGTTCCATATTCACTATCGTATGATATTGGATAATGTTCTTGAACTGGACTTTTAAAGTATGTTTTTGCGTTCATTACCCTATCAGAACTTAAATAATATATTGCAGATATTATACATGGGTGATTGTGATATTCTTGATAGTCTCCCTTTTCATATATATTAAACCAACCATCTTTTTCAAAAGGAATGTATTTTTCTCCTCTTAACTTTATACCTAAAAAATCTATATATTGTTGTACTTGATTATCTACCCATTGATTTAGTCTATGAAATTTTTTATCTTTATACACGCTATGATTAGTAGTACTTGTATTATATGTAGGAGCTAACCAATCATTTCCACCAGACTTTACTGTTTCTCTTATATTCAAACAATGTTCTTTTAGTTCTTCTTCTATTTCATCATGTTCTGTATTAAACACCACACCTATGTTTGTATTAAACATATGATTACATTCAATTCTTTTTAAATTTTGTTTAAAAAAATCTAAAGCTTCATTATTATTCATCATTATTATTACCTCTTGGTCTTAAAATCATATTCATTGATATAGAACGTCTTTCTCCCTCTCCATAAAAAGGATAAGCTGTGTGTCTTAGATAAGATGGAAAGATGTATAAATCTCCAACTTTTGGTTGTTTACGATAACTTCCCCAACACATAAATTGATCTGAACCATATAGAAAATCAATATATCCTTCTGTTGCTTTTTTATTTGTATTTCTTGTATTTTTATCTGATATTGTTGGTGGAAGTTTTGTATAAAGAATACAACTATAATCACATCCATTATGAAAATGACTTGGGTTATAATCTCCCTCAAAACTTCTTACAAACCATGATGAAGAAACACACATTATATATTCTTCATCTGGTGTTTCAGACCCATTAATTTTGTCATACTCTTTATTGTGTTCAGAATAAAAGGTGTTTAATTGATTACTCATGTAAGCACCAAACATAGGAAATTGTTCTATATCTAATGTAATTTCTTCGGCAACATGACCAACTAATCTATCAGAATGATCTTGACGTTCTATCATAGAATCGAAACCATCATTTAATTGATTTATAATTATGTCTGGAACTTTTGTGTAAAATAATCTAGGGCCGAAAGGTTTAATTATCTCATGCATCTGGTTTCGTTGGCCAAGAAAAACCACTATCGTCTATACTTGTGTATGAACTTGTAATATCTCTTAGAGCCTGCCTGTAAGTTTTCATGTTGTCTGATAATGTAGCGTCTGACAAGGCAAGATAATCTGTTTCTTCCAGTTTTGTGTTTCTTTGATTTCTTAATATTTGAATATCAGAAATAGTTTCAGCCATAATATACTCCTATTTAATATTATACAGTATTACTACCAGTTGTTAAATGTCCAGTTGCGATTATCCATTGAACACCAGCATTAAAAGGTCTAGTTTCTGTACCCTTTCTTGGTGTACCATTACTATTTGTTGTATCAGTTGTTGGTACAGTAACAGCAACAGTAGATGAAACTGAGTCACCATTGTTACCATGTGTCATTCTACCACCAGTTGCTTGACCTTGTGAAGATTCACCTCTTGCTAAAGTATGAAAGTGTGATTGAAATTGGTCGTTCTGAAATGTTCCAGCATCTGCTCTATCAAATGCAACAGTTACAGCATTTGTTTCACTTCCATGAACACCTTGACCTCTTAAAAAAGCAGCCCTTAAATCTGGTACAGCAAAAGTTGTTGCACCATCTCCATGACCCCAAGTTGTTGTTATTGCCCTAAACAATTCTATATATGTTGTCCTAATAAGTAATCTTCCATCACAAGGCAACCAACCATGTGGTGAATTACCTACAGAACCAAATGCAGATATAGTTCCAGCAGGAGCTGCACCTAACTGTGATATGATGGCTGGTCTACTAAGTACAAATGAAGCATCACCACTTCCAGCTTCATATAGAAATTCTTCACCAACATCTGTACTAGCTGCAGAAGCATCAAGTGTTAATTTATCTCCAGCATCTGCTTTTAAAATTAGGACTACATTATCAGCAATTGAAACAGCTTCTGATACAGTAAATGAAGTCTGTGAAGCAACTGCTGTAATCGTTAATGTATTATCAACTGAAACAGCAGTTTCACTAGAGGCATCTGAAATTGAACGAACATCAGTATCCGAAACAGTAACAACCATTCCCACAGCAATTGTGCCAGATACACCATCTACAGCAACAGTTGCTGAAGAACTTACTGCACTATTAACAGTAACAGTTGCAACTGAAGAACTATCCATAACAATTTTATCATCTTGCCCAGGCAAATTTTCTGGGTCTGTAATTGAAGCAGCAGTTATAGTAGGAACTTTTGCCGCCGCAAGAGCAGCTGCACCAGGCGACAATAGATTAGCTAAATTTCTTGCATTACTCATATTCGTTTCCTTTTATTCTATTTATAAACTTTACTAATTGTCAAGATACATTATATTTTAATGATTTTTCATTTGGCCATGTTTGACCCTGGCCAGGTTTACCTAGTGAAGTAAATGTTTGTTTTGCACCATCTGAAGATAATCCAGTTAATGATACTACTGCTGCATCACCACAGTTACTATGACTTTCAGATAATTTAAATGTGTTTGTGGCAGTTGATATTACAAAGTAAGTTGCACCATCTACAAGACCACCTATAACCGCTGACTGTTCATCATCAGAATTAAGACCCACAGTATACGAGACCATTTCATCATTTACAAAACCATGTCCATTACTTGTAATTGTATTTGCAGAAGTACTTACAACACTTGAAGATGTTGCATCAATTTCTTTTGCAGTTGATGATGCACCAGCAGTTGTTTCATATACTGCTTGTAATCCAGCAATATCAGAGGCATTGTTTATAGCAGTTTTTAATGCAGTATAGTTTGTTCTGACTGCTGTTCTGTATGCAGTTATACCACTTGGTATTGCTGTATTAGTTTCAGTCTTACGAACAACATACCAATCTGAATCTGAAAGCATATTTCTTGACATTTGTTTTGATTGTTCTACTTTAGCACTTTTTAAATCTGCGAGTGGCTTTGGTAGTAAAGCATCTCCATCAGAGTTCCAACCATAGTAATAAAAGTTATCATAAGGTGCTAATGATGTTGGGTCATCTTCCCACACTAACCCAGCAGATTTTTTTTCAGAGGTTGTAAGGTTGTTCCATTGACGAGGGTATTTAGTGTTATCATCACTAACCCATGCTTTTCCTATTTGTATGGTTCTACCATTGTGTTTCCAAGGCATTTTTATCTTCTCCTTTTATCTAGCATTAGCAAACTTAAATGGCGCTTCAGCAAATGCCAGGTATATGTATGTATGACCACTTGAATTATGATTGTTTCCACTATCTCTCATTTTCATACCATTACTTAGTAAATCTATATCTACATTTCCATTTCCTTCAGCATCTGTTGCATTAGCATATAAAGGTGAAGATGCTTGGTCATTAAAAGGGTCTCTTTCACTATCAAAAATGTTCCAATATTGACTTCCTAATGATGCTGCTTTTAGCAAAACGTAACGAGGCCTAAATCCAGTAAAGACAAATACTCCATCTGCTTCACCATTTCCAGTATAGCTGCCAAACTTACTATAGCCCTCAATGCCTCTGAAAAAATACCCAACGAAAGCATCAGTTGAACCAGTATTATTTGCAGTTCCTACAGTAAAGACTGTGGATGTTGGTGGAGTATCATTCCATATTGTGTTATCATCAACTAAATTACCAGTTCCATTTAAAGTTAAATAGTCAGTAGCAGATGCAGCTGCAGTTCCTGCCATTAAATGATGGTAAAATCCAGACCAACCATGATCGCCATCTCTATTTTTAATAATCATTACTTCAGGCACACCACCTAAACCATGAGCTATTGTTGTTGCTGAACCAGTACCAGTATATGTAACTATACTAAACCCAGCTGTAGTGTTTGCTTGAATTACACTATCAGTTGCTCCAACACTAGTCGCACTTGCATCATTTGTAGTAGTTGTGCCGCCATTTGCTTTCCAGTTCCAAGCAACATATGTTGAACTATTTATATTAATAAAACCACCAGAACCTACATTTGGAGTAGTAAAACCATTGTCATCAAGAGAACCTAGCGTTCCAGCAGTTGAGGTGTCTTCATTATCTGCTGCATTTGTATATAAGGCAGATTTATTTGTTCTGCTTGAATCCCATGTACCATGATAATAAGTAGTATTTCTTGATTTTACCCACAACCAATCAGGTTTAAAAGATAATTCACCACCAATACCAGTTGCACCTGATACTATACTTCTTGGGCCACTACCATTACCAGTATAAGTAAGTATGCCAAAATGGTCACTAGCTTGTGTAGTAGAATCAGGCCCTATGGTTGCTTTTGGAAGATTAGCTGAACAAAGCGCAAGAAATCCTGATGGTGGCGCATATTTAAAGACTCCCTTGCCACTTCCATCTGTTGCAGTTCCTGCCGTAATTTGTCCAGCAAAACTTGCATCTTGACCAAAGTTATAAACACCAACTAATGTTCCATTATTAGCACCATTTTGTGTCCAAGCATGAACTTCTCCTGTTGCTAGGTTTGCATCAGTAATAGTTCCTTGATCTGCATTATTTTTAAAAAATGTTACTTGATTATCATCCATATTTAATGCAACACCAATAATATCATCATCAGTATAAGTTGCACCATAACTTGATTCAGTTGCTCCACTAGCCATTATACCAATGCCTTTGTTTCCATTTCTATTATAGTAAACAGCATAATGTTCTGCTCTTGTTCCATGTGTAACAACACCACTTACTGAAACAGAGTTTACTGTACTAGAAGTGTTTATGATTTCCCAATACCACTTACCAGAAGTTACTGCAATAGTACCAAAAACATTTCTGCCACCACTAAATTTTAAGCTACCCTCTGACTGTGTCATTAAAGCTTGATTAGAGTCGGCAAACTTTTTATCATTTTCTATCTGATTAAGGGTGCAGAAGGTATTCTCTGGGCAATCTGGTATAGCACAATCATGGGCACTTATTGAATCCACGGCAGTCCAATGATGATTTTGTCCAGAAGAATCAGCACCTATATTATCTGTATCTGCTGAACCTTCACTTGCAGGAGCATCATGTGCAGAACTAGTAAACTCTAAATGAAATCCATTAGTGCCATAAGAACCAGTATATTTTTTGGGTATCCAAATACCCTTTTTTACTTCACCAAATTCATCAAGATAACCACTAGTTTCACCAACAGCAGTTCCATCAATTAAGTATACATCTGCTAAATAACCATCCATATAATTAGAAGCACCATCTTTTTTACCTAAAGTTTCTGCAACTCCAGCACACATAGCTATGTTTGCATCTGGCAATGTAGAATTATATGTCATTGTTTGATTTACACCATTTACATAAATTTTTAATTTACCAGTATCGCCAGAACCAGCCATATTAACGACAACTGCAACATGATACCAAGCTGACGTATCACGAAATTTCATAGTTGTACCATTATCGTAAGCAGTGCCACCTATTGCAAAATACACTTTAAATGTGTCATCAGCTTCCCACCTCATATAAACACGATTGTTACCATCTGATTGAGTACCAAATAAAGCTGTATCTGCAACACCTATTATTCCTCGTTTTACCCAAAAAGCAAGTGTAAAAACCTTTTGATTGCCTGCTGAACCTTGATCTCTTGATAGATAATGAGCACTAGCTCTATCAAATCTTAATGACGTTGATACAGCACCATTGTAAAACCCACCAGATTCACCAGCACCATTTGATTTTATAATACTCATATTATATTCCTATGTCAATATTGCAGAAGCTGAAACTAGAATTGTATCATTACCACTTGCAGCACTACAGAAATAAGATAAGTGGTATGTTCCACTTGCACTTATAGTTGTTAATACATCTGCATTTATAGCTACAGTTGCAGCTGCAGTAATTGTATGATTGCTACCATTAACAAACATTATATTACCAGATTGTCCTGCTGCAGCATTAGTGAACGTAAGAGCTAAGTTACCACCACTTGTACATTTAAAATCATTACCAACTGCTAAATCAAAATCACCATCATTGTCTGTAGTAACATGACCAACTGCTCTACCATCTACCTTTACATCATCTTCTACTGTTACAAGTAAATTTTCATCTATTGATATAGCAGGGGTTGTTCCTAATGCAGAACCTAAACCAATTACTAAGTCATCAGCACTATCGTCTAGTCCTACATGAAAGTCTTGTGCGTTACCATCAAACACTATCTTCGCATCTTCAGCTCCAGCATCACCTATTGTAAGTGTTGGTGTTGTTCCTAATACAGAAACATCTCCAGCAAAAGTTGTTGCAGTTCCACCAGTAGGTATTTGTATAACTGCTGTGTCTGCATCATTCTTTATAGTTACATCATTTGTTGAACCTTGACCAGTAAGTATTAAACCCTCAGCCGCAGTAAAACCAATTGAAGCATCATCACCAGCTGCAGTATCCCCAGTTACATTTAATGTGCCCGAAACAGTAACATCTGCATTAACACTAACTGCACCAGAAAATGTACCACCACTAGATGCTGGAACGGCATCACCGACTGAAAATGAATCAAAGACTATTACTTCTATAAAATCATTTGCAGATAATGCTGCGAGTCCAGCGATTGTGTTTGCAGTTGTTGTATTGTAATCTGAATTTGGATCAAGAAGAACACCATTTAAAAATACATCAACAAATAAAGTATCTGTAAAGGATAATGTAATACCATTATTGTCTGAACCAGAAACAGAAGTGTCATCAGCTGAAGCAGTATAAAAGTATCTTTGTCTTATTCCGAAGCCTGGGCCTCTACCTAAATATGGCATATTATAATTCCTTTACGTTATTTTACGAACCATCATACTTCAACATACGATTATCAGGCCATGTCTGTCCTTTGCCTGGTATTCCTTGTGAGGTAAATGATTGTGCTGTTCCATCACTTGACACTCCACTTAAATTAATTATTGCTTCATCTCCACAATTACTGTGAGATTCAGAAAGTTTAAATGTATTTATTGTAGATGAATGTACAAAGTATGTTGTGTTATTTACAAGACCACCTATGACTGCTGCATTTTCATTATCAGAATTAACACCTACATTATAATAAACTTGTTCGTCATTTACAAAACCATGATTAGCAAATGTAATAGCATTAGCAGATGTACTTATCACACTTGTAGATGTTGCATCAATCTCTTTTGCAGTTGATGATGCACCAGCTGGTGTTTCATATAGTGCTTGTAACCCAGCGATGTCAGATACAGAATTAATTGCAGTTTTAAGTGATGCATAATTTGTAACAACTGCGAGTCTATATGCAGTAATCTCACTTGGAATTGCAACATCTCTTTCAATCTTACGAGTTATATACCAATCTGTAGGTGCAAGAAGACTTGCTGATATTGATTTTGCATCTGATACTTTTGATGATTGTAATCCAGCAAGAGGCCTTGGTAATAATGCATCTCCATCAGAGTTCCACCCATAATAGTAAAAACCATCAAATGGCCCAAGTGGCTCTTCCCATGTTAATTTCATATCATTCTTTTTAAAATCTTCAGTCCATATCATCCAATTTGATGGGTGTTTAATACCATTAGAATCAGTCCAACTTCTACCCTCTTTTAGATATTTACCATCAGCTGTTTTCCAAGGCATTATTAATCTCCTAATTCTTTAATTCTATTTATAATGTTTCTACCGAGCATTAGCATACTTAAATGGTGCTTCAGCAAATGCCATGTATATGTATGTGCTACCATTTATGTTATTATCAGTACCATTGTTTCGTATTTTAAAACCATTACTTACAAAGTCTACATCAAGGTCTGGACTAGTAGTACCCTCAGCATCATTTGTGTTAGGTCTAAGCCAAGCATCACTTGGATTAAAAGTTTGACGTACACTATCTTGTATTACCCAATTACTAGTGTC